GTTTGGAAATAAAGGATTATACCAACTACAACTATCTCCAGAAATACCAAACTCTCTTGGAAAAGCTCGAGCCTGTATACTACCAATAACCCTATATTGACTAGGATTAAAGGCTGGATGAGATGGATCCATTATTATATCAACAACTTCAGCCGATTCAAGTAAAGCTGATTGAATTGCTTTGGCTTGGTTATTTTGACCCGTTACTGATGGATTACTTTTTTTACTTGGTTTTATCCTTGGCATGTTCTTCTTCCCACTTAACGGGCTTTTCAGTTTCCTTTATTGTATCTAATAGTTGTTTTCTTTCATCATCGCTAAGACTAAAATCACTTCCTTCAGACTCAGATCTGGTTTGAGCTCTTTGAACAATACTAGCCATTTTAACCAGCATGTCGTCATTTTTTATTCCTACGTCTAGATAATCCTTTATTAATGGTACTAGTATTGTTGCATCGCTTATATTTTTAATTAGTGGATGCAATTGAGCAATTAAAGAATTTATCTGCTTATCTTTTTTCTTAGAATTCGTATGAATTTCCTTTAATAAGTCAGAAAAATTCTTACCTTGAAATATTTCTTCTTCAAACATAATAATTCCCTTTAGTATAAATATCAGATTCCGTAAAAAATAAAAGGCCCGGAGAATTAACTCCGAGCCTAATAATTATTTGTATCCTATTCTTATTATTTTTTAATAAAGAATGAGGCCACAACTAGTAATACTACTAATCCTGTGAATCCACCTTGGCCAAATCCGTTTACTAATGTAGTAAGATTTGCAATCACATCCATTCCAAATACTGAACCACCAGTTAATACGAACCATAAGATCGTTACTGGAAGAACTGCCATAAGTACTGTAAGTAATCCGCCAAAGAATCCTGTAATATATTTAATTACGTTATCCATTTTGTTTTCTCCGTTTTTTAATTGTTAATAATTGTCGAGAGCATTTGTCCAATATGGACGTTAATTAAAATTTAAGACCAAACCCTAACATAAGGTTTGTAGTCTTTTCTCCTGTGTTGTAAACCACTTTAGGATCTACGTATACACCTTTGTGTATAGTGAATAATTTACCTAAACCAATCTTTAAAGATTCAGTGTCTAGGCCTGAAGTTGCAGCATATACAAAATATCCTTTGTGAAAATATCTTGCATGGAAATCTAATTCCATATCAACCGTTGAGTCTGCTTGAGCTATGGAAACTCCAACCATTAAGTTGTCTGTTACCCCATATCCTACAGTTGGCGAAACTGCCCAATCTGTCCAAGCTACGTTTGCCACGTCTCCAGTACCAATGTACCAATCGCCTTTTGTCTGTGCCTGTGTTCCTATAATAGATGCACATGCCAATACTACTGTTAAAATAATTGTTCTCATAATTTTCTCCTCTGTTCTTGCTTATTTAGAATGCTCTCTGTTTAAGCCTTTATTGAATAACCACGCGCTATTCATATAACCTTTATTTAATAACCTTTTGTTATAACCATTTATAAATATACTTTTTTAATTAAAAAATTTACCTTCTTGAAATTTTTTGAATTTATCACTAAAATCTTCCTTTATGACATTAACGACCTTTGTAATGTGTTGTGTTTTGGTGTCAGTCATTTCTCTAATTAAAATATATAGTGCTTTTTTATTGAATATTTCTATGTTTTTTCTTTCTTCGAATAGTCTTAAAACTGCATAGGCTATTCTTTTATCTCTGCTGGATCTAAATCTTTCTTCAACAATTCTTTGATAATATTGTGGAAACTTTTCCATAAATACATCTAAGTCGTCTCTATAATCTTGTGTACTGCTTTCTCTACCTAGATCTCTTTCCCTGTCTATTGCAATTATAGGTTTTTTTGCCTTTAAATCTCTATAGTTTCTATTATTATTTTGTATTAAATAATTTTTTGCAACAATACTAAAATATGAAAAAGCCTTTCCTTTTCCCTCAACAAATTTTGGCAGTTTTTCAAGCATAAATGCTATTACTTCATGTTGTATTTCTCTAGGTCCGCCGTCAAAGTAATAAAATTTAAACGTATGTATAATATTTTCTGCTAGCTTCATGAGCGGTTTATGTATGAACTCATTATACACCTTGTTTTTTAACGCTTGAGAAGTGTCTTTATTATACGCAATAATTGCTCTTTCAGTTTCAAGAGTAAAATATAATTTATTCTTTCTAGGTCGACCTCTCTTTGTCTTTAAAGCCTCTATTGCTGCTAATCTTCTTTCTTCCTCTAGGTCAGAATAGAATTGTTCTACTGGAGATAGTTTTTTATTTTCCAATTAAATCCTCCAATTTTTTAATTTCAGAACTTATTTGATGGTAAATTGAACCCACTTCGTCATCTTTTTCAAACATACCTTTATTGTCTAACTCTCTTATATTGGATAAAATTAATGAAAGAGAATTATAGTATGAAACTATCCAGTCAAACGTTTCTTCATTTGCGTCTTCTAATTTTTCATTTTTCCTAAATAAATTAATGTTTGTATAAATTGAAACAACTAGTAAAACTGATACTAGCCAAATCATTTATTATCTCCAAATAAGTCTTTAAATAAGTCTGCAGCGTTATCGTTTGCAGTAGACACCTTAGGTTTTTTACCGTATGGTTTAGGGTTTTTACTAATAGATTCGACAATCTTATTACCAAATTTCCAATTTTCATATTCTATTCTAGAAGCCATATGATCTGCATGGTGGAGTACTATTGGTAAATTATTCCATAAAGCTTTTTCTTTACCATAAGGTTTAAGGTACGCATCATTTGCTGAGTCATATACTCCATCGTGTGTTAGTATAGCTATCATTTCATTTTGCGAAAACTTTATTCCAAAATTTGAAAGCAACCATATGCTCCTATGTGGAACAGTCATGTGCTGAATGTTAGGGTTAGGATCATAAATCTTACCTTGATTTTTTCTATGCCATTCACTAGGGTTAGGTACGTAATATTCGTTGTCAATGTCTCCGGCCTTACCCAAGTCATGGTTAAGGGCTGCAAACATTAATTCTTCGTGAGAATAATTAGATACATGGGATCCCATATCTTTCCACATGTTGTATACCTTATCTGCACACGACATTACTCTCAGTACATGGTCAACATATCCACCAGCAAAACAGTTATGAAAATGTTCTATTCCAGACGCTGGAGCCAACATCATAGTTTCTCCTAATTTATTATAAAGCTCTAGTAATTTATTTTTTCTATCGCCTTCAAAATTATCTTCTATTGCCTGAATCAATTTATTCCAGTTCTCTAGTATTTGGTCTTCTGTTAAATTCATATTATTTCCCTATTTTTTTTCCTATTATTAAAGGAGATCCATCTTCGTGTTTACATATATGAAAGCAATTAGACTTTTCCCTAATAATTAGACTTTCACCCTTGTATGATGGATAATTCTTATAAACGTAATCTGTTATTTTTGCTATTGTTTCTTCTGTCATCGTTATTCTCCGTATAAACTAAATTGACGTGGTGGTTCTGGCGTTTTTTCTACTTGGTTGATAGAATATACTTTTCCATCAAACGCCGCTAAATGATAATCTCTGCATCCAGTATCTCTAAACACATATTCCAATCCGTCTGTTAGTGAATCTAGTATCTTGTCTGTTCTACCTACAGGTTTCCATCTGTCTCCTGGGGCTACTCTTTCTAGAACTAGTGTTTTAATATCTTCAGTTTGTTTCATATTAGTCAAATAATAATTTCATTTGTTTTTTGTCTCTATCTAAATTTTTGTCTTCGATATCACCAAAAGTTTCTCTGACAGATTTTTCATGGTATCCTATAGCATGTGCCATTCTAACACATACAACTTTGAATTCATTGCAAGTCATGTCATTTGGAAGCTTTAATTCAATAGATTTTGCTTCTTTTGTTTCGTTACCTCTTTTATATATTAAAAAGTCGTAGTCTTTATCCATATTAAAAATCTCTTAACCGTTATTATTGGTAAATATATAATCCATATAAAAAAGAGAATTGATAAAACAATTGATACGATAAATAATAATATTAATAGTACGATTATTTCTTCTAGTATCTCTTTCATTATATTATAATATAATAAAAATTATTCATATAGAAAAATTATTTGTGAAGTTTATTTATTTTTATAGGTTTTTAAGTATTTTTCTCTGTCAAAATTTCTTGGGAATTTTGCTGAGGCTACCTTTGAGTGGAGTTTTATTTCGCTAAGTATTGGTTTTTTATCTTTTTTCCAACGGGTTTTTTCTAGTTGTTTTTTAAGGCTATGCAATTTAAGGGCTGCTGTTGCCATTAGTTCTTCTTTTTCTCTTTTAGTCATTCTTTCAGATTTTTTTCGCTCTCCTTTTTCACTAGGTTTAATACTACCCTTTAGCTCAGGTACTTCTACGCCTTTATGGAAAACATTGCCATCCTTGTCAACAAATTCTTTCATTAGCGTCCAACCTCTAGGTTTATCTGATTTTGGAGCACCAAATTCTACTGGTCCAACTAATTCCTGTACACACTGATTACATGTTATTGCAGTAGCTTCGTCTCCACATTTTGACATTTGGCCACATCGTTTACATTCCATCCATCTATATGTTGCGCCTTCTCGTTCGTTCCAAGCTGTTCCTTTTCTAAATTCAGTGTAGTATTCTATTATTTCTTTTTTCATAACAATCCCTTATTTCTTAGTTGACCTATTTGAACTCTGCTAAGCTTTCCTTTTTTAACCAAGCTTTGGTAATATGCTTTGTCCTTTTCTTTATATATCTCTAAATTTTCAATTTTTTTATCTTTTATTGATTTTTTAATAGCCGTCGTGGGT